GGAGGTCATCGCATGGCTGACAGAATCAAAGGAATCACAGTGGAAATCGGCGGCGATACGACCGGCCTTTCCAAAGCCCTCTCCGGCGTAAACAAGGAGATCCGAAACACACAGTCGCAGCTTACGGACGTCAACCGCCTGTTAAAGCTCGACCCTACCAATTCCGAACTGCTCTCGCAAAAACAGAAACTCCTGTCACAGTCAGTTGGCGAGACAAAAGAGAAACTCACACAGTTAAAATCCGTGCAGGATCAGATGGATGCGGGTCTGAAAAACGGCTCCGTCACACAGGAACAGTATGATGCATGGCAGCGTGAGATCATCGCCACTGAGCAGGAACTTAAAGGTCTGGAGCAGCAATGCAAGAAAACCGATACCAGTATCTCTGCCACCCTGAAACAGGCTGGCAGTAAGATGCAGGAGGTCGGCGGCAAAATATCTGAGGTCGGTGAAGGACTGACCACACATGTGACGGCTCCGATTGTGGCGGTCGGCGCGGCCTCTTTGGCTGCTTTCAGTGAGGTGGATTCCGGTCTTGATATCGTCGAGCAGAAAACCGGCGCGACCGGACAGACTCTGGAGGACATGAACCAGACCGTCAAAGACCTCGCTACGGAAATCCCAACCGACTTTGAAACCGCCGGTGCTGCCGTCGGTGAAGTCAACACGCGTTTTGGCTTGACCGGACAGGCGCTGGACGATCTCTCTGGGAAATTCATCAAATTTGCGGATTTGAACAATACGGATGTTTCCACCTCCGTTGACAATGTTTCCGGCGTACTGAACGCCTTCGGCCAGGGTGTCTCGGATGCTGGCGATCTGCTGGATGCCATGAACGCGACCGGGCAGGCAACCGGCATCGATATGGATACGCTGGCCTCCGCTCTGCAGACAAACGCGGTGCAGCTTAAAGAGCTGGGACTGAATTCACAGCAGGCCGCAGGCTTCATGGGCATGGTCGAGATGTCAGGTCTTGATACCTCGGCAGCCATGATGGGCCTAAAGACCGCCATGAAGAACGCGACGAAGGACGGCAAGACACTGGATCAGGCGATTGCCGGTTTCTCCGCTACCATGAAGGGCAACGGCTCTGAAACAGAGAAGCTGCAGGCAGCTTATGACCTTTTTGGAAGTAAGGCCGGTGCCGCGATCTACAATGCCTGCTCAACCGGAAAGCTGAACCTTGACAATCTGTCTGGTTCCCTCGGCAACTTCTCCGGGAGCGTCGAGAACACCTTCAATGAAACACTCGACCCGATCGACCAGTTCAAGATGACCATGAACTCCCTGAAGGAAACCGGAGCCGACATCGGAAACAGCCTTGCTTCCGTTCTTGCGCCGGTGCTGAAGGACATCTCCAATGCCCTGAAATCATTCTCGCAGATCTGGAGCGGCATCTCGGAACCGGTACAGCAAGTCATCATTAAGGTCGCTCTAATTGCGGCTGCAATCGGGCCGCTTCTGGTTATCATCGGCAAGGTCATCTCGGCAGTCGGTACCATTACCTCTGTCATCGGTACCCTTACTCCGGTGTTCGGGGCCTTAAACGCGGTCATGCTGGCAAACCCGATTATCCTGATTATTGCGGCAATCGCTGCACTGGTCGCGGCATTTATTTATCTTTGGAATAACTGCGACGGTTTCCGGGAGTTCTGGATAAAACTCTGGACCAACATTAAGGAAGTCGCGGTTACAGTCTTTACGGCCATCAAAGTTTTTTTTATCGCCATATGGACGACGATACAGACGGTTTTTACAACGGTGGTTACAGCTATCGAAACCTTCCTTTCTACCGCATGGAATGCTATAAAGACCACTGTGTTCACCGTCTGGAACGGAATATCAACCGCGGTGATGACAGTTGTAAATACGATGCAGTCCGGAATTTCAACAGCATTTAACGCGATAAGCAGTACGATCTATGGTGTCCTTAACAGCATAAAGAATACGTTCAATTCCGTGTTCAGTGGCATATGGAGCTTCGTTTCCGGGATTGTAAGCAAACTGAAAAGTGTATTCAACTTTTCATGGAGCCTGCCGAAGATCAAACTCCCACATTTCTCGGTTTCCGGAAAGTTCTCACTGAACCCGCCGGCTATTCCACATTTTTCAGTAGACTGGTATAAAAAAGCCATGGAAGGTGGCATGATTCTTAAGGATGCGACCATCTTTGGTCAGTCGAACGGCACGCTCCTCGGAGGAGGAGAAGCAGGTGCGGAAGCTATCGTCGGCGTGAATTCCCTGCGCACAATGATTCAGGAATCTGTGTCCAGTCAGACCACAGCAATTGTCACTGCCCTTGCGGGAGTCAATGGAGGCGGCGATATCACGATACCGGTATATCTTGGAGGCTCCCTTCTTGATGAGACGATTGTTACAGCTCAGAAGAGGATGGCCCTCCGATCAGGAGGCAGATAATGGCATTTACAACATACCTGACGTTTAATAGCGAAGATCTACCTCTTCCGGTTTCCTATGAAATGACTGTGTCTGATGTGGAGTCGGACTCTGGAGGTGAAACTGAGGCAGGAACTATGCAGAGAGATATCGTCCGGACTGGCGTCGTAGATATCTCGTCCTCATTTCAGGTATCGAAGGCATGGCTCATGAAACTCTCGGCCTATCGTAACCAGGCATCGATCACGGTCACTTATTTCAACACCGAGACAATGGAAAAAGAGACTGCATCCATGTATATACGCAGCTTCAAGGCATCTCTCGTTTCCGATACCAGTAAAAAGGGCTTATGGACGGTGAGCCTCACTCTTAAGGAGTTTTGATATGTATGCAGTGACGCTAAAATATATTGAGGCAATACAAAAGGCAACAAGGAATTTCACATGGTATGGATCCATAAAGGATAAGAATGGAGCGACCTATAGCTATACTGCAAGCGATATTGTAAAAGGGACTGGGAGTATTGTAAGGTCATGCGCTGGTTCCACCTCTCTTGAGCTTGGAAGCGTCTATGCAGCGGAATTCGATGTTTCATTGTTTTCAGACATTGACCGCTACCTGCTTTACGGCGGGACCATTTCGTTGACCTTCCGGCTCAAATATTCCGGTGGTACATATGAGGATGTCCCGCTAGGCATCTTTATCATCTTAGAAGCGACGAGAGCAGTCCATCAGATCAGCATCAAAGCCTTTGACAACATGTTAAATTTCGACAAGAAATACACCGTTCTATCAGGTAAGCGCACTCCTTATGAGTGGCTACAGTATGCCTGCGGAAACTGTGGAGTCACGCTTGGAATGAGCACCAATGAGATGTCCACTCTCACGAACGGGTCCGCAACTGTCTCCATAAACGACAGCGATGGGTTGATAGCGACCTACCGAGATATGATATCATATCTAGCCGCAATGACCTGCAGTGTAGCCCAGATCACGCGGACGGGAAACCTTGTACTTCTGCCATATTCCATGATACCAATAAGGACAATAGCAAATACATGGCGCTACGGATCTTCGTTTTCAGATTATGAAACGCATTATACAGGAATGTACCTGCTCTACAAGGACTCAAAGAAAAGCACGGACGAATATTACCATGTGAATAACGATGACGGCCTGATATATGACATCGGGCAGAATCCTTTTCTTGAAATTTCGGATAACTACACAAGAGCCGCTGATATGCAGAATATAATAAATACACTATCAACTATCTATTACACGCCATTCTCCATAACAACTCCAGGTGATCCGGCACTTGATCCTATGGACGTTCTGGCTTTTACTGGAGGACAGGCTATACCAGGAAAATATGCCTGTATCACATCGATCACGACTAAAATAAATGGCCAACAGGAGATCAAATGCGTGGGAGAAAATCCCCTGCTTGCCAGTGCAATGACTCGTGAATCAAAACTAATTTCAATTATAGAAAATGTCAACGAATCGCAAGACGAAGACATCAGTGATATGGAGGACAGGCTGAGTACGATGGAGAACATCCATGTCTATATCGACCATACTCCTACCGCCGCCGATCTTACGGGCGAAAATGGAAAGGTATTTTTGGTCATGGATTCAGAAGGGATACTTTGATGCAGAGACTTTTGAGTGAATTGTTTAAAATTGAATTCAGCCAATCCATGATCGCATCCGTCGTATCAAAGAGCGATACCGAACTCCTTGTCACGGCAAAGTTCCGGGCTTACAGTGATTTCGGAGCGTTGGAGTTCTACAGCAAGGAGCCAAATCAGCACTCTCAGTTTGCCTATCCAGAAAACACTGATTACAGCGGCACGTCCCTTTCTTTTATCTACATTCCATCCGGATATATGGCGGGTTACAGTGATATTGTTCTTCGACCCGCGTTGACGGTCATAGCAGAGAATACAGCTTATTATGTCTCACTTGGCTTCTGCGGGGAAATACATAGTGGTTCAGCTTCTTTTACCTATATTGAAGATTTTTCCATTGGCCACAACTGGATAGAGCCGGGAAGCGAAGTGCTCGAATACTCTGGTGTAGATCTTGATACTGAAGCGACGGTAAGTGGGACGGCTGTCCGTGGTCAGGATTACGACATTGATAATGTCAAAGGGATCATCCATGTCATGGAAGGCAGCATTCCCTATGCAGCAAACGTGAGTATGACCTACAGCTATCACGGATCGACCACCTATACTCTTGATTTCGACCACCTATATCAAGGCGAGACTGTAGAAACAATGACATCGGTTCCTTCTACCGGAATTACAAAGGTCATGCTTCCTATCATTTCAAGCCTTTATGCAAAGGGTCAGGATACTTTTACAGGAAGAAGCGATCTTGGAACGGCTATATTTTCAGACTGGACTGTTTCAGGAGGCGAGATTGGAGAACCTAAATTTGCGCTTAGGGAAAGCCCTTACCGGTTCTGTGATGGATATGATGACGAGTACTATCAAAATCCAAAACGCCTTATAAAATGTATGGTGCACCTCGGATATCGAGAGGCAATTGATATGTATATTGGTGCTTCCCATTATTATGATTTTGCAGGTACAGCAGGAACTGAGATTTCCTTAGACAACGAAAATATGATTACTGATGCCGATATGGGTATGAATGACGCGAGCTATGTGTGGCTGTACTGGTTTGCATACTATGCGAAACAGGCCGGGTTTACGAAATTTGTTTGGTCGATTTCAATGGAGTCCCTTCACGTACCATCTCAGTGGCGGCAAAAGATGTACGATGGTACGGATGGTGGATCCGGTTGGACTCCCGCGACTCATTTTTACAGCCCGACAAATCCAGAAGTTAGGGCATGGTACTTGAAGACCTGCAAGAACTGCCTTGATATTTCACAAAGTGTCGGCTTCACACCAATTTTACAGCTTGGGGAGCCCTGGTGGTGGTGGCAGGAATTCATACCCGGAGATGTTAAAACACCAATGGAAGGCAGGCCTCCTTGCTTCTACGATGAATACACAAAGATAAAATTCAAAAGCGATATGGGGTATGATCTGCCCCTGTTTTCGTCATCCGATATCAACACAACTACTTACAGATCCGTTCTCGAATGGCTCAGAGACCGACTTGGGGATTTTTCTAATTATATCAAGTCCATTGCAGAAAGTTACTCAGGAGGTGAATATACCATTCTGTTATTTCCACCTTCGGTTATCGATACTAACAGGGCACCAGAAGCAATACGGATTGTAAACTTTCCAAAGGACAACTGGAAGTATCCGAACCTCGACTTTATTCAGATCGAGGACTACGACTGGGTCATACAGGAAAATGATAATCATCAGCTGATTTATTCTTTTGCACAGGATTACCTTGGCTATCCAGTCAGTCAGATCGAATACTTCTCAGGCTTTTGCTGGATAAACTATCTGATTCAGAACACAGAACAGTCCAAGATGAAAGACGAAGACTATATGACAATGCTTTCCACTGACGAAGGACAAATAGATATCAAACCTGACGAGAGCTCTTACATTAAGATCATGACCACAATCGGGAGCCCATACAACGCGGTCTGCCTCAGAAGTGAAACTTATACAGCCGGTGACATTATTTATATTGTAAACGGCGGCGATGCCGGTATGGCTATAAATTATATCGATAGTTCGTGGAGTATACCAACATTGATCTCATGGATGAACCCGACTGCTATCGTAAAGCTCAAATATAATGGCTGGGATGCGTCCACAATGTGGAGCTCATCCTTTGAATCAGAAATCGGTTTCGATGGGAAGATTATAAAAATCACAGAGACCATTCCCTTTGACTACCAGTGGGGACTGATCGAAAACGCAGCCCGCTGGGGCAGAAAGACTGGATTTAAGAATGTCTACATCTGGGCAGGAACTCAAATCCGGCGTGATAGCTTTATTCCCGCGATCATGTTTCAAAAGGTACAAAATATGTACGTAGAGATGAAAGAAAATATCTATCATGTAACGCCCTATGTTGAGGAGGATAATCAAATCTATCCCATTAAAGAAGTCTGGGAGGAATGTAACTGGCACAAAACAGGGAAATACAAATGAGCAGCCTAATGGTTGCTTTTTTTATACCCTGAAAAGAAGGAGGAATGAAAATGAGAGAATTCTGGAACACGTTACAACTTGTTTTTGCCGCTGTCGGAGGCTGGCTTGGCTACTTTCTTGGCGGCTGCGACGGCCTGCTCTACGCGTTGCTGATCTTTGTCGTCTGCGACTACATCACCGGC